TTATATGCAAAATGATGAGACAGCATTTGTTAATAATTTAAATAATTTTATCGAAAATGCAGAAGATAGAATACTTAAATTAGTAGAAACAGCTAATTTTAGAAAAAACGTCGAAGGTCAATTAAGTGCTGATTCACCTTATTTAACTACACCGGATGATTTTTTAGCACCTTATTCTATGGCTGTTAAAAACTCAAGTGGTGTCTACACTTATTTAAAATTTAAGCATGTTACTTTTATGAGGGATTTTACTTCATCTGCAAGCACGACAGGCACACCGCTTTATTATGGTCTTTTTGATGATGATACATTTATAGTAGCCCCTTCACCTTCCACTAATTTGGATGTAGAGCTACATTATTTATATAAACCTAATTCACTTACACAAGCAGGAGATAACGGAACAACTTGGGTTTCTAAAAATGCTCCAGAAACTATTCTTTATGGAACATTAGTGGAGGCTTGTGTCTTTATGAAAAATTATGAAATAATTCCTGTTTATGAGCAAAGATTCGTTCAGTCTTTAGATAGATTAAAAAATATGAGCGAAGGTAGAGCAACTAGACAAGAATATAGATACGACCAAGTAAGGAGAGAACCTACATAATGGTAATTAGAAGAAAAAGAGCTGTAAAAAAAGTTATAAAAGGTTTAAAAAAAGCAAGTAAAACACATGCAAAACAAGCAAAGATGTTATCGGCTTTAAAAATGAAAAAAGGTGGTAAAGCTAAAAAGAAGAAAAAAGGAGCCACACCTACTAATCCAGCTTTATATGCTAGAGTAAAAGCTGAAGCTAAACGTAAATTTAAAGTCTATCCGTCTGCATATGCAAATGGATGGTTAGTTAGAACTTATAAAAAACGTGGTGGTGGGTATAGGTAATGCCTATTAGAAGAAGCAGTATAAAAAAGTCTGTAACTAAAGGAAAAAAGAAAAAGCGTAAAGACCCTAAAGTAGGTACAGGCAAAAAACCAAAAGGCAGCGGTAGACGTTTATATACAGATGAAAACCCAAAAGATACCGTAAGAATTAAATTTGCTACACCTGCTGACGCTAGAGCAACTGTAGCAAAAGTTAAAAAAGTTAAAAAACCGTTTGCTAGAAAAATACAAATATTAACTGTTGGGGAGCAAAGGGCTAAAGTGATGGGTAAGTCCGCAGTAGCAAGTATCTTTAAAAAAGGTAAAGAAAGTATAAGAAGATCTAGGAAAAAGAAAAATGGCTAGAAAAGGTTTGTGGGCTAATATACACGCTAAACGTAAACGTATAAAAGCAGGTTCTGGGGAGCGGATGCGTAAAAAAGGTGCAAAAGGTGCACCTACTTCAGCACAAATGAAAAAAGCCAGAAAAGGAACAAAACGTAAAATAAGAGGTAGAAGTGGCTAAACCTAAAGGCGGTTTAACAGCATGGTTTGGAAAAGGACCCAAAGGTGATTGGGTAGATATTGGTGCACCCAAAAAGAAAGGTAAGTTCCAAAAATGTGGTCGAAAGTCTGCAAAAGGTGGTAGTAAAAGAAAATACCCTAAATGTGTTCCTAGATCAAAAGCTCGTAGCATGACAGAATCACAAAGACGTAGTGCAGTAAGAAGAAAAAGAGCTGCAGGTAATCCCGGAGGAAAACCTACTAATGTAAGAACTTTTGCTAAAAAAGCTAAAGGTGGACAAATCAAAAAGAAAATAGCTAGAGGATGTGGTGCAGTAATGTCTAATAGGAGAAAAGTTACTAAGTATTATTAGAAAAGGAGAAAAAATGACAGACGATAATCTAAAAGGCAAAAATATTGCTATTGTTGCTATGGGCGAAAGTCAACTTGACTTTCATTTAAGTTTAATTCATTCTAAGGTTTACGACGAAGTTTGGGGTATAAACTGTATGGGGGCTATTACTAAATGTGATAGAGTATTTATGTTAGACCCAGTTAGTAGGTTTATGGATACAGATGATGCAGGAACACAAACAGATATCATGCGAAGATGGCTTCCTGTAGCTGATTGTCCTATATATACTTGTGAGCTTGATGAAAGATGTCCTAGTGCTGTAGTTTATCCTTTAGAAGAAATTGTAAGGCATGCAGACTGTGCTTATTTAAATAATACAGTTCCTTATGCTTTTGCTTTTGCTTTGTATAATGAAGTAGACACTATAAATTTATTTGGTATAGATTTTAGTTATAAAGGTAATTTGCACTTTGCAGAGTCAGGAAAAGCTTGTTGTGAGTTTTGGTTATCTAAATGTATAGAAAGAGGTATAACAGTTAAAGTAGGTGCTAGATCAGGATTGTTAGATACAGATGTACCTATAGAATCAAGGGTTTATGGATACCATAGACTTGAGGATCCCGATATAATGGTTTTAGACGATACTAAAACTTACCATCAAATGAAATTATCTAAATATAAAAAACTACTACATGAAGAACAATTAAAAAATATTACAGAAATAAGAACTGTAATTGATGCACCGCCTGAGGCAAAGAGGTATTAATGTTAGATGATAAAGTAGATTCTTTTTTAGGATCAATAGAGGTTCAAACAGAAACTAATAAAGGACACGACCCCGAGTGGTGGGCAGAGCAGGCAACTAACAGAATCTGTGGTATATCAGAAAATGCAGCTCCACATATCAGACAACAAGCCGAAGCATACAAA